TGGCGAAATAAAGCGACAGAGATATACCCGAACGTCTCCACATATATTGACGAGATAATTGCTGGTCACACACCACAACCGACAGGTGATTTATGAACAACACAGAAAACAACACAAAAACAGAGCGCCTGATTTATTGCTCATTTTGTGGCCGACACCAGTTTCAAGCACAAATGATTTGCGAGACGGCGGGCGCTGCAATCTGCAATATCTGCGTGGATCAGTGTCACGCTTTGTATCTTGCGAAAGTTGAAAAAGATAGTCTTGTCGGTATCGCAATGGAGAATTTAACATGAGCAACACAGAAAGCAGGAAACAGTTTGAAGAGTGGATTGAGTTTGAATTTCCTTGCTCACACGAAAGGCTGCTACAAAAAGGCGGGAGCGGTGTTTACGCTGACACAATGACACACTGGTACTGGAGAGCATGGCAAGCCAGCAGAGCGAAGCCGATTGTGTTGCCGATGCCGTGGATAAAGGTGAAATGTTCCAGTTTCCAGAAAATGGAACAGTAGGAAAACAATATATAGGGCTTGTCAAGATGTAATTGTTCACCGCCTAGCCGGTTGTGGCGGAAGTAACACCGGCAGTTTGTGGGGTTTGAGGTTTTCGCACTTGTGTGTCCTCCCCTCCGTTTAGTATAGCGGCAGTTTGGTTAGCGCGATTGGCGCGTTTATTCTGGACTGTTCGATAGAAAAACGCCCTGAACAAACCGGCTAGCCCACGCTACGGGCTTTTATGATGCAACGCCATTCTTTTTGTCAAAGCTTCGCAGTCCAGACAGCCCGAGTAAGCCTAGCAATACTTGAAGCGTGATAGTGGTATCAATCACAGGGAATGCGCCTGTATAGCCGTACACTACGTTTGCAATGAAGCGCGCAATAGGCTCAACGATTGAAACGTAAGCCAAAGCAATTCCGCATACCCATAGCACAAACGGCCTGCCACCGGATACAAACGTGTTCGAATTGGCGGCCTCAACCTTATTGACTTCAATTTGACTTTGCATCAATGCAAAAGCCTGATCCATTTCCTTGAATTCACCGGCCTGCTGCGCCTTGTATAGCTCTAGCTGTGCGGCTGCTTTCTGTGCTGGGTCTGGGAATATCTTATCCAGAATCTTCCCGCCAAAATCTAATACGCTTCCAATTCCGGTAATATCCATTACAGCATGCCTCGCCACGTTTGATCGTTTAGAAAAAGCAATCTTTCAGCAGCCCGACGACGAACAAGACCTGGTAACACTACGCTACCACCTCTGTTCCATCTCGGAAATTGCTCCGCAGCGCCAGCCTTATCGTTTCGATTTAGCAGCTTAACCAGCGTCGAATCGCCAAACGCACCCGCGCCGATGTTAAACGCAAGGCTGATACACGCGTCGAATTCGTGCTGCTCAAGTGGAACATGTACGCAATTCGCTATTGCCGTTTCAAATCTCGATAAATCAGCAAGCAATAATTGTTTAGCATCATCTGGCGTTATCTTCTGGCCTGCGTGTACATCCGCTCCAGTGTGACCATAGCCAATTGTCCAGATACCGGCAGGGCACTTATACGCATCAGTCTTGCACGACTCAAACGACTTGATAATGGCTATGCCGTCTGCTGAGGTTTTCATGGAGCAATCCACTTATGAATTACGCTCATCACAGAGCCGCCAAACACAGCTGAGAAGATCGAAACAAAAGCCATGCCAACCCACAAGCCTCCCTTGCCTCGCTCTGCCATCACTATCAGTGCATCCAGCTTGGCACCATGATCGTCTAGCTTACGCTCTAGCCTCTCGCAGTCTTTCTTAAGCTGTGCAACATCGCTCTCCATCTGCCCGAACTCCATATAGTAATCACGATCCGTACTCACAAGTTATCCTCCCATCCAGAACAGCGCAGATAGGAGTTAGCGTCCCCTGCCCAATATACGTTCGATGATTGCAGAATTAAGCCGCGCTCCATGGCCTCAAAAGCCGACGAATTCAGCAGCATATATGGCGGGTTTGTTGTGCTGTTGTAATTGCCTGTAGCGTTACTAGGAGAGCATATAGCTTGGCTGTTTGATACATGCATGAAGATGTTAATTATCCCGGCCGTAGAAGGCGCACCACCGGATGCGGCAACAGCGACATAGGTAGGGATAGAGCGATCACCGGCAACACCTGAGCCAAGCAGCGGGAAGGTTGGTGTGTTGCTCCCAACGACCACTTTGTATTGTACCTTGTTGCCTTTTTGCACAATGGATAGCGGGTATTTATTCGCTGTGCCATCGGTCAATACAGCACCGCACCGCGCAAAGTAAGCGTAACCGGCTGGCATCGTGGGTGCAGTAGCAGATAATGACATCAAGCCCGCAGTGGTGTTGGTGCCTGAATTCCAGATGACAAAAAGATAGTACCAAGTTGAAGCCGCAATCGTTCCGGTATCAAGTCCATTGGCTCCTGCAGATGCGCCACTGATTGTCAGTGATACAGAGCTGGCTTTGTGGTACGCACCTGATCCGTTCGTGGTCAGTATTTCATCAGCTGTTACGGTTATGGAAGCGCTGGTTCCTGTGGTAGACACAGACAGATTGGAATGCGCGCCCTTGATGCCAACAGAACCAGACGAAATAGTAGCAGTGGCCGCCGCAATTTCTTGCTGTACGAATGCGTCTGTAGCGACCTTGGTAGAATTATCACCTGTGGCCTGTGTTACTGCAGAGGAATTATTTAGCAGCGTGATAGGCGGTAATGAAGTATTTAACGCCGTGATGATGCCATACGCAACCGATGACAGCCCGCTATCAATAACACCAAGATCATTCTGCACGGTGACAGTAGTCACGCCTGCCGCATAAGATGAAACGGTAATTGTCGAGTAAACTGTACCGGACGTGTTGACAGTCTTGGTTCTGCGGTTTACTAGAAAAATAGCTGTCTGATCGCCGGTGACAGAGAACTGCGTTGAAGATACATACGTCACTGCGCCGGAGTAATCAATCCACTGGCTCGAGCCAGATGAAGAACTAGCGGCCTGTGTTTCGTTAATGCCCTCGATGTAATCGCCAAGGGTAATTCCGCTTGATGGCGGATCGGTATCAGTAGGCGGAGCCAGTACGAATTTATACTGCAGCCTATCTGTGAGCCATATTGTATTGGCAGATTGCCCGTAAGCATTCAGCACTATCGGATTTGTGTTGGCTGTGGTGCCATTGTAATCCGTATAAGTAGATTGCTTTGTCGTGGTACCTGCGGCATAGGTAAAAAGCTGATAGCCTGCGGCAACAGCGCCAGCACTGAATAAGGTACCATTGCCTATTGGCGAATAATTAGCGGTCATACTGTAGCTCCTGAACCATCAACCCACACTGCAGGGGTAACTGTTTTAACATAAACGGGATAGCCTAATGTCTGGTCAAAATATGGGCGACCGATAAAAAGATTCTTTGTTGGCCTGTTGGCTGTTGTGCCGTAATCTGACACCGAACCGGCAAAGGTTGCTAGTTTGGTTATCCACTGAATCCATGCCGGTGCATTCACGCCATTTAGCGTGATGGGCTGCACAAAAGGGGGCTGCTCAATCATTCCGAAGCCCTCAGATATACGCCGATAATTGCACGCTTAATCGGGTCGCTGATTTTCAGCTTGAACGTGAAGGCGTAAGCCCTGCCAAGACGTGACCACCTCACTCTGCGCAAGAATTCGCCCGTCTTGCCAAGACTTGCAAAACGCTCAGTGCCCCATGTTTTTCCAAAGTCCTTTGATGTCTGCAGCATAATCTGCGGGTCTTTCGGATATTCAGGAGCAGCAAATGGTGCCGCATCGTTTAGCAGGTCGTACTGCCCTGTGATAGCAACGCCGCGATACATGGCAAACTTGCGCATATAGCCAGCAACTTTAGTTATGCCTAAATTACTAGCCACTGCGTTTACATTGATTCCGCCTGCTCCCTGAGATCCGCCGTGGTATGACGTCATATCCCACCCAATAAGCGTACGAGTGCCTGCGGTGTTGTTAATCGTCACGTTAATATATTTATTATTGCCGTTTGTGCCCGTGCTTGCAGTGAAGCGCAAGCTAACCCACTCGCCATAGTTCCAGACGCCACCACCGGCAGTCATGCTGGCTCCGAATGTATAACCGATGCCGTTTGTGTACAGTGTTGGCACGCCGGCATTGATGTACAGCAGAAACGATGTATACCGCCCGCTATCGTCACCAATTTGCAGCGAGTCAAAGATAGGGTAAATAGATGCGCAGCTATCAAGAAAGAACTTGCACTCTATGGTTATTTCCTCTTTGCCTGTTGCAAATGTATCGTCTGTGGCTGCGTAGATGTACGAGTTTGTGCCACTTGTGTACAGTGCTGGATAGCCGCTATCTGGCTCGCCAAGATTCGCTACAGCGCCGCCTACAGTCGTGAACGTGCGCCCTGTTTTCTCGCATGCGAACGTAGTCTGCCCGACTGTTTCAAAGTTCAGCAATAGAACGGCATTGTTCCAGTATTGATTATACAAATCAGGGTCTAGCGTCCGTGTTTCCGATCCCACTTCACAATCCACCTGCATCTCATGCACAGCCATGCGGTCAAACTGGTTGAAATTAACAGCGCCGACAATCTCAAGCACAATCGGATCGCCATCATCGGTATAGGCATCATCGCGCATCGTGTACAGTTTGCCGTTGGCATAATCGCTGACTATGATTTTGTTCACCAGATTGAAACCGAAATTAGCCTTATGGCGATCAATGCCATAGCTTTTTACAGTCGTCCAAACATCTGAAGTCAGGTCATACAGAAACGAATTATCAACGGTATTAAGCTGATAAAACTGGTGCCCGTTCTGCATATAGGAAAATGCGGTAGCGGATTCTAGCGCGCGAGTTTTAGCGAGGATGCTTTCAATATCTGGCGTAGATACTTTGTTGGGAGAATAGCCAGACAGTAAAACTACCTGACACTCTCCCATGCGGTTACGTGCCAGAAAGCAAGTATGATCGCCCAGCTTGGCTACAGATTGTAGAGCCATCAAGCCCCACTCAATCGGATAGCCAATGCGCGAGAACGGGAAGTCCTGCCCGCCATTGTCGCCTACTATCTCAGTGGTATAGGTTCCCAGCAGCATCACGCCGCCATGATCCTCAAACACCCGCTCTATGTTATCGGGATTCGATTCAGCAGACGCAAAGTCGAGAGCGTTCCACGATGTGCCGTCATACAGTCCAGAAATATAATACTTTCCAGTATTGATCTCATTGCCGACAAAATAACCATCCACAAAGCAATTCGTTCTGATTGCTGGATAATCTGCATCCGTGATAAGTGTCAACAATCCAGTGTAAAACGTGTAAATATAACCAGACAGCGAGCCATCAGATATTAGAATCTGAAGCCCGTTACTAGACATCGAAACAAAACCTGAATCCGTTGATATACTGCCGATCTGCGTAGCTGTCCCAGCGTTATCCACCTTGTAAAAAAAAGAGTGAACAACGCAATAAATAGCACCATTTGCCGATATTCCACCACGAACAGGAAAAGCGCCAAGATTGCAGAATGTGGTAAGTCCGGGAGTGCCATACGCTACTACCTTTTGTTTTTCGCCCTGTGGCGTTATTTCCAGATAGCAGTTAACCCGCTCCTGCGCCGTGACATTGCGCCAGCCTGAGTTTATTTCCTTGCCTAGAAAGTTTGAGCGCTTCATTTAGCTCGCACTCTTGGCTTTCTGGTTGAGTTGATGGCGTCCTCTGTCATTACGATAGCGGGAGTTGATGCGCGCTGTGTAAGCGCATTTACAGCCGCTCCTGTTGGCTCCGCCCATGCTCCGCGCGTTGCTGTAGCGCGCAATAGCGCATTTTGTACAGGCTCAGAATACAAAACAGCAGCAGGAATAGCGCCTGCAATGCCAAGTCCTTGTGCTATAAAATCTGTGGCGTTTTTATTTTCTGCTGTTCCAGATGTTCTGGTTTTTGTCCCCATTACATCATCTGCAGCAGCCGCCAAATCTTGCATAAGCGTGCGACCGCGCTCAGACCACTGCAGTTTGTTCTGACCACCGGCTTGCGATCTAACCGATGACAGCAGCTGGTCCGAGTTAAAATTACCTTGTTTTGCGCCTGTCATTGCTGCAGCTTGCTGGCCGCGCTTAAACTGCGCCCATCCTTCATTTACAGCAGCAAGCTCTTTGGCGCTATCTCCAGCCTGCCGTTCAAGCATTCCTTTTAGCTCCGCCTTCAACTGAGAAACAGCTGGTGCCATTTTTTTCTCGTATATGTCTTTTGATTGATCTAGCTGTTTCGCAATTTGACCAAGGCTGCTTTCTGCTTCTTTGTATGACTGTGATGTCATAACGCCGTTTTCATCAATCACAGAGCTAACATCGTCAACCGCCATCAAAAACTTGTCTTTTTGTGCTTGCGGCATGCGTATCTTGTCTACCATTTGCGTTAATGATGCGATTTTATCTGTAAATTGCTGGTCTGGAGTTATTGCGCCAATTTTATTCAGCACCTCATCATATTTATTTCCTAGTGCTTTTTTTGTGTATGCAACAGCATCCCATCCATATAAGCCTTTTGGAATTTTATCGCCAATAGGCGAAAGAGCACGATTAAATACAGCATCACGAAGCTGCGCTTGTGGGCGCTCTCTAGCTCCTGCAATAATGTCTCCCGTCCAAGGCATGGTCTGCATGCGCTCCTCAAACTTATTAAGCGCACCGCCAGATACTTCTGCTGCAGTTGGAAATATGCCCTCATTCATCAACAGCTTGACGCTAGGGTTCGTAGATGCAGCAGGACTAATTACTGACTTCAGCGCATTGCCAACAAGCGGAAGCGTTCCGCCAATAACGGCACCAGTAAGTGCGCCAGTAAAGCCATTGCTTAAACCATTGCCTGCATCGGCTTCAGCGGCTCCATACAGCCCTCCTTGTGCAGCGCCAAGACCAAGACCTTTAGCGGCCTGCATTGCCACGCCAGCGGTTTTAGCACCTTTCACAATGGCTGGAGCAGCCTCTACAATATCAGTTCCTGTTTTGGCAATGTTAGCTAGCTCTGTTCCTGTGGTAGCAGCCTCTGCCCCGCCTTTAAGCACAGCAGCGCCAGCCTTAGCCGCAAGCGGTGCAGATGCTATCGCTCCAGCTATTTCAGACCCATATGCCAGCTTAGGATTATCTGTGCGGAATTGGTCGCGCTCTGCATTGGCTTGGTTTCTGTCAGCTGCAAATTGCTGTAGAAATGGTGTTCCTGTGATGCTGGAATTGATGCCGGCATTCACCGCCTCGCCTAACGTATCAGATAGGCCAAGAGAAGCGCCACGGCCAAACGAACGGATAGCGCCGACTGTATTGCTCTGTGGAATAGCAAGTGCCGATAGAATGGCGTCCTTTCGGCTAGGCTGTGGTGCGGCCTGTACGGGCTTGGCTGCAAACTCCGCAAAAGGATCGGATACTGCCGCTGGCTGATTGTTGGCAAACTCTGCAAATGGGTCATTGGCCATTGATTGTATACCCGTTAGCTACTGCTTGATGAATAGCCTCGTCTAGCGTCCATCCGTTTTTAGCGGCAGTTGCTTTTACGCCAGATAATCCGATAACCTTTCCTGCCGATTGCGTTGTGGCTGAATCACTAGCAATGGCTGAACTTACCGGCGATTCTGTTGCTCCTAAAGCAGAATTGACATTTTCGATACTAGATAAATCTAATGGGTCTGCGCCAAAGTTTGACCGGATATTCTCAATGTTGTACTTATGCAGCGTTTTTGATCGCTCGTTAATATCAACCAATCTACTTAATGCCGCGCGCACTGTTTTTGTATCATTGAGGTTGTCAACAATAGTGGCCGCCTCTCTCTGCGCATCGCCTTCTGTTTGTACACCTTTTGCCAACATCAACGACTGGTTTACAATTTTTTGGATTGTCGATTTTGCCTGTTCTCTTGCTACATCCTGATCGGTTCTTGAATTGAACGATCCTCTTGCTTTTGATCCAATGTCAGCAACCAGGCCAAAATTAAGCGCTTGGTCATCAATCTGTTTAATAATCCCTGCTGCATCAGCACTGATATTTGACGCATTTCTAAGCGCGTCTACAGATTCATTTTGCAGCTTTAGCGCGCTTGCAGGAAGCTGCCCTTCAGATGATTTTGTTGGTTTTGGGTCAACAATCTGGCCGCCGTCTTTGATGTGTGTCAAAGTTCCGTCTGGACTTACAAATGCACGCAGATTAGAGTCGTATACCGGCTTATTTTGTGATGAATCGGATTTCGTCCTGTTTATATCAAGCATATCGCGCCGATAGTTCATCATTTCTTGGCGGTCTGCGTCTTTACTTTGCATCTCAAGCATTTTCATCTGATTGGCAAAGCTGTCTTTGACAGATAAACCTTTAACCACAAACGCGTCGCGTGTAGCAGGATCAAACTGCGCCGGTATGTTTTGTGCTGCTTTCAGATCGTATCCAGCCATTTCCTGACGGAATGCATCCCAGCTAGCTTGGTCTGTTGCGCCTTGCGCTAACTGTGTGCCAGCCTCAATAACCTTCATGTGCTGATCTAGTGCTGCCATTTTCTGTGCAGACTGTTCGGATGCAAACTGCTTCTGGGCAGGGCGCGACAGCTTGGACGGATCGCTACCATCGAAGTTGTCCAGCTCGTTCTGAATGCCCATAGTCCGTTGCGCTTGCTGTGCCTGAGCGCCCACCAAAGCGTTCTGTGATTGCGCGCCCTGTACTTTAGCCGCAGCTAAAGCATTATCAAGCGGATTATCCAACTTGATGGGATCAACGCCGCGCGCTAGTAGTCTGTAGTCGAATTGGTCAGCCATTAGAAATCAGTCTCCATGCCATTCCAATTAGGTGAATACCCACCCGTTTTATACCCGCCCTGTGATGCCATAGTGGGTTTCTGATTGTTCAAATACTGCTGCCGCTGCCAGTAATTAAGCCCGCCACCAATCGCATTGTTAAAAGTGCTTGCCTGACCCATAGCGTTAGCCGCGTTCGTGTTGGCAATTCCTGTATTGATCTGTTGTTGATTCTGTAGCGCATTGCCGACCTGTCCTGTAGCAGTCAAGCCCTGATTAGATAAGCCGTACATTCTGGAATACAAATTGCTCTTGTTTGTAGTATCACGGTTATAGGCGTTATTGAATTCGTTTGACGCGAAGCCCTGACTGTAGCGGTCTAGCTCTTTTGCTGCCTGCCCTGAAAACAATCCGCCACGAGCCGCTGCTGAACGGTCAACGCCTTTGATGCCTTCATCCATGCGGAATTGGTAGCCCGGGTCTTTTACAAAATCTTCATTCGTGAAATTGCGCGTCAAGTATCCATACATCGGATTGCTGCGTGTAGATTCCTGCTCTGCCAGCTTCTGCTTAACAAATGCGTCCAGCTTTTGCTGTTCGCTATCACCGAAAATAGCCTTATAGCCTGACTTTTTGGCAGAGTTAAACGGTGAAATGCCTACAGCATTGCCGATAGGATCAAGCTTATCAGCACCCAAATGCAGCGGATCAGCGATCTTGTTAAACAGCGAGCCACCGAATCCGCCTCTAGACTTTGTTGGAAGCTTTTTGTAGGTGGTAAACTGGTCTTTGTACTGGTTATACAGGCTGTCGTAAGTGTCATTGGTGCCCAACCCCATCAGCATATTAAGCTGTGAGTTAGCTTGTGTACCACCCGTTACCCAAGGCTGTACCTGTGCTTTCTGTTGGTCAGTCAGCTTGGTATTTTGCTTTGCCGCTTTATCTGCCGCGCTTGATGCTTTGTTGCTGGCAATTGCACCGCCAACCAAAGTCGCCGCAGTTGTTCCAATCGTTACCCATGACATACGCTGTCCACCTCTATACCTTTCAGAAACGCATCTAACGCGCCAAAATCCGGCGCGATCAATTCGTCTTCAATTTCTTCTAACGATTCTCTCTCTGTCGCGTGGTACGTCGTCCAGATCGTATCTTCCAACACTACACAGCACCGCTTGGCACCAGCCTCAGAAACAAATGTAAACGGTGCTACAATCTCCATGCGTCCGGTTTCAGTGATAACAATCACTCGGCCTTTGCTGATCGTGTTGATGTGCGTATATTTCTGAATCTTGCCAACAACAATTCCACCGGCTGGCACAAAAATCTCACGGGCATAAATTCCTCTGGCATGGTAATGCTTCAATTCAAATTCAACCTGCTCAAACTGCGCAAGCTCTTGCTGTAAATTCATTATCTGTTCGCGTGTTACGACCCTATCAACAGCTCCCATATCAATACCCCGTCAAGATATTGTATTTAGCGGGAGAGCCTGCGTTCAGCTTTCTTGTTCTATGGTTCGTGCGCTTCAGCAGCGCAACAGACTGTGCCGCCATCTGCATCACAAGCGGATTAGACAATCCGTACTCTGGCTGCATCTCTGCGGCCAAGGCGAAGCGCAAAGCGCGCTCGTATCCATCAGGCAAGGCCAGTGTCGTTGACAGCGTAGCGGCATCCTGAAGCTGTTTAGCGTAATTCAGAATCATCGATCCAGTCGAAGCAACCGGATACACATAAGCCGTAATCAGTGGATAGGTGTACGCAACATACAGCGCATAGGCCATAGTTGATGCTTGGCCTTTCTGAGGTATCGCGTCGAATTCCTCGCGCGTCAACATCTGAACAGAGTAATCATTGTTCTGCGCATCACGATAGAAGGCAGAAGAAATATGAATCGGCCTGACGGTGTTTAAAGTGCCACCCGTGCCGATTGTGTAAGAAGCCGCGCCAGTTAATGGCAGCGTGACAAATGTCATCTCATTAATCAGTAGATTCTGGTTATTCCACGATTGAACAAGATCATTGAAATAAATAAGGCCGTCATTGGCCTGCGTAGCAGTAGGCGATTCACCCTCGCCAAGCTGGTTGATAGTCTGAAGTGCCCGCGTGATTATTTGTAATGGCGTAGTCATTCTTCAGCCCGATAGAAATTGGAAAACCTGCCACCCGTTAAGATGGCAGGGTATAGCCTAGGATCAAGATGTAGCGAACGGATCAGCGTTAGTGCCAGAACCGCAGATAACACCAGAAACAAACCACTGCGTAGCACTGATACACTCAACTTCAAACTCTGAGCCAATCAAACCGCCAGTGTCAGTACCGTTCTGAGTGATAGCAACGTGTGTAGTTCCGTTTGCCACGAAGAAGTCACCAGATGCAGCGACTGTCAAGTTAGCAGACAACACGCCACCGACCAAGAACACAGACGCCGAGTTAGTAATAACCTTCGCGCTATTGGACGTGATTGAAGTGGTAATCTTGAAGCGGAATTTAGCGCCAACAACAGGAGCCGGAAGCGTGTACACAATACCTGCCGCAGAATCAAACAGGAAAGTAGCGCCTGATTCTTTGTCGAGCAATGTGCGTGTAGCAGACTCGCCGCTGTAAACGGACGTATGTACACCACGAACCATACATGCCTGATCGCCTGATTCTTGTGCATATGAATTTAATGTATTTGCTAATGCCATGATAAAACCCTCGAAAAAAGTTAAGCGGCCATATTTCAGACCGCTTTTAGATTACTGACTGATACGGCAAGCCCACTCTGGACGCAGTGCTTTCCAACCGGCTAACAAGTCGATACGCATCAACATGCGATCATTCAGCAGGTCTGACTGCTTCCATACGCGCATTGACAGGTTGTCGCTAGTACGCACTGAGCAATCATCGTTAGATGCAAGCTGTGGCAACTTGGCAGAGACAAATGCAAAGGCGTTTTTGTGGAACATCAAGTTCTGAGCGTAGCTAGTAGAAGCCGCGCCATAGAAGTTGATAACCTGATTGTCAGCCAAAGTGCCTGAACAGTTCTGAGTAGGATCAGTAGTGTCGAAGATCACAGCAGGGCTAAAAGTCAGACTGGTAGTAGTAGCAGATACGATAGTGAACTGCTTCAGCTTGCCAGTAGATACCTTAGTCTCTGGGTGAACGTCATAGATATAACCATTAGAGCCGTCACCGATGGTGAACACCATGCCAGCAGTAGGAGCAACAGTCAGCGCATCAACAGTCAGAGTGGTTACACCTGAAGTCAATGTACCGGCATTGATTGCGCCAGCTACGTCGGCAGTGTTAGTCAGAGTCCATGTCTTCTCGTTGGCATACCAATCAGCCATAGAAGTACGACCCATCATGCCTTCGTTGTACTGCTTTTTAATCTGGTTGCTGTCTTGGAACAGACCTTTAAGGCCATTAACCATAGTGCCCATTGCCCATGAGTTGGCAACGATGCAACGATCACCGCTTGGCGCGCACTGAGTATTCAGCATTGCCATAGCGTATGAAGGTGCGGCCAAATCAGAAAGAGCAGTACCTGGCGCATAACCGCCGGCCAGCGTGTAAGAACCAGCGCCAACAGTTTGTGCTACAGCTTTGGTCAGGTCAGAAATGGCGGCAGCTTCAACCTGAGCCACAAGGCGCTCAGATGCAGGCTTGATGTATTCCTCGTCCATGTATGCGATACCCTGCAACAAGTCCTGAGAAGTACATTCAAACGTCACATGGTACGGGCTGTTGACTGTGATGGTTTGTGTGGTATCAACGATGCTCTGAACAGTAGCCGCTCGTGTGCCGCTGGTTACGTTGAACTGAGCAGGATTCTTAACGCGCAAAGTAGCGCCATGCTTGGTAGACCCGTCAAAAGACGCATCAAACTGCATATCACAGTTACCGATAAAAGAAAGCTTTTCGTGTGCATACTTGAGTGCTGAACGGTTCAGCATATCAATGGTTGCAATTGTGTTAGCCATAATACTTAACCCCTACGTGATTTGTGTTGTTGATCCAGCCACTTGTTATATTCCGCATCTGTCATATCAGGACGGTAAACAATTTCGCCAGACCCTTTGCTTCCGACCGGTTTAATCGGTGCGGGAGCCGCTGATTTTTTAACTGTCAAAGCAGAGAATTTATCCTCCAGCTTTGCCATTTCTTTACCTTGTCCATACGGTGAAAGTGTCGCTATACGGTCAGCCTCATCAGGGTTTTCATACAAATACTGAGCAATTCGTGCGCCGTGGTCAGAATTTAAAATAGCGTCAGCAGTAACTCCGCCAACCTTGTAGGACTTCAGAAAGTCCTCGCCATCAAAATCCCCAATCTCGGCAGCTTTGGCAAACACCTTGTCACGCTTAGTTGCGAACTCGGTTTCTGCCTCTTTTGCTCTAATCTCTGCAATCTTGCGCTCAACTCTGGCATCAATATCATCGACTTCATCGTTTTGCGGTTCCTGACTACCTGACTGTTCGCGCCTGCGTAGCTCTCTTTCGAGATATTCCGCTTTTGCTTTCAGCTCGTAGTAATCTTTGCGTTCTCGCCGTGCTTCTCGCTTTGCAGCTCTTGCCTCGGCCTCCGCTTTTTCCTGTGCTGGATCAGGAGTTTCCGTTTCTGCAACGGTTTCTTCAGCTTTTGCTTGTGCAGGTTCAAGCGCATTCTCTGCCTCGCCCGTGAGGACGACTTCATTTTCATCTGACATTGTTTGACACCCTATGGGTTACACTGATTAGAGCCAATCAGGAGGCTATGCGGAAGATAAGACGAAAACCCGCGTGCGTAGTAGTGTCACAACAATTTGAAGGAGTTTTAAAACTTACAGCAGCAACAAATAAGCCGCAGCTAAATCGTCCTGCCTGATCGCTTCCATGCGCGCCTTCTCCAACTCATAGGCAATGTGCGCTTCATGCGCTGCCTGATCCTGTAGCATCCGTTCAAGCAATGCCAGGTAAACACGAATAAACCGATCTTCTACGCCTTGCAGCTCTTTGCGTATTACAGACTCACGCGCTGACTGTGTTGGCTTCTCTGCTGCTTTAGCAATGACCTGCTGTGCTACGTCTGGCAGCTCCTTGATGCGATCCTCTGCGTACTTAGGACGCTCAGGCCACCAATCAACCTTTGTGGTACCACCAGCAGGACGCTCAGGATATGCCCGCATCTGAAAGGCATTATTCTGAAACCCTGAATTCTGGAAAGCACCAAAGCACATCATTAGTTAAGCCAACACAAATAGCCGACAATGCCGCCGGTCATCGTTGCGAAGATGTCGAGGTTTGATGCATCACCGTGCCTGCCTGCGTCTATAGCCTCTTTCGCTGCGGCAATCGCACACACAACATAAAGCGCATCCTGTCCCATGCTGAAGTGCGCACAAGCAAAGATCACAACGCCAGCAATAAAATGCAGGCACTTGTCATGCGGAAATAGCTTTACTATCGTTTGCTCAATGTCCATAAGCGCCACGAATGTACATGAGCGCAGCAACTAGTAAGCCACCAGCAAGCGTGTACAAAGTATCGTACTTTGACGGGTCGTTATCCTGCATCCTGTCGTTTGTGTAGCATGCAGCACCGGATAATGCGCTCAGGATTACCGCGTAATAACCGGCAATGCCCCATACAATCATTGATACCATTGCACCTACAGCTATCAGCCCTGCATTTCGTGCGCCGTGAGTGTTTGCAGGCTTCATAAGTATTTCCCCAGCCATGCATCAACACGATCAGCGCCATGCCCATCTGACAATAATGAATCTCTTAGGCCATCAATCATCAGCTCGCAGTATTTATCATCGAGATCATCGGGCGGAACGTCCGCGCCAGTGAATACAACAATCTTTTCTGGATACCGATACAACTTAGCATCGACGTTATCGGAAAGATACTCACGGTATCCCTGTGTTTCAAAACCAAATGTCTTAATCATGGAACAATCACCCACATATTAAACTGCTGGAAAATATAGTAGTCAGTAGCGACCGCCATCGTGACGCCGATTGATACAGTTTTGCTTGTTGTTGTGTCTTGCGCCGAACCGCCAGGAACCCCCATCGATGCGGGTTGGGTCATTGGGTTGGGCGTAAAAGTCTGATGCGCCGTGTCACCCATATTAGTTATCATCATCACTGCGCCAGCGTAGCCAGCTATATTTGTGTTTGCATTTAAGCCAAGCCCTGTCACAGAGCCCCATTTAACGCCATAGGCTTTATTATTCGCGTTGTTTTTAATTGCCGCGGAATACTCAAGCACAACCGATCCGCCAAGACCCATCACATTGCCGGGTAACGCATTGGGCGTGTAACACTCAACTCGCGTAGTTATCCCTGTGTAAGCCGCACCAGCAGAGAAGTTAATCGCAGAGCCGATGGTTGGAACATTTCCAGACCATGTTGTGCTGTAGATTGTTAGCGTTGTTGTGTTTGATGCAACGCAATAGTATTTACCCGCCGCAAGTGCTGGGGTTGTTGCAATAGCGGGAAACTCCAGAAAAACGCCGTATGTGTAGCTCTTATCTATCGCCGTGCCAAGCGTGACGTTTCCGCTCGATCCGGTGTTAATTGTTCCAGATGGCGCTACTCCGCTTGCTACAGTTGACGCCCAGTGTAAAAACCGGCCACCAACCGGCTTCCATGCAGTGCCGTTACTAACCCATACCGAGTTATTGCAGTCTGTGACTATACGCTGCTGTCCAGTGTACGAACTGGCAGGGCTTGGGAGGTTTGCGTATGTGCATGACGTGAGCGAAAGCTCACCAACCGTATGCGATGCGTTCCAGTCGCTCGGCAGCACAATATCGGACAATCGTGTTCCTTGCGGATACAGACCGGCAGATATGGCGGCATCCAGCTTTTGCTGATCCCAATCAGGGATGGTGTTCGTTTTGGTATGCGTGATTGTTAAGCTCACAGAATAGACCTCGAACCAATGGGACGGCCTTCAGCGTCACGGATCAACTCTTTGGGCGCTGCGATTATACGCGCCAAGTCTGCCACTTGCTGCGTGTTTTGCTGCAATAGTTCAGTGGCGGCCTGTTGCGTTTGCGCCATGTTTAGCAGCATTTGTGCAAGCTCTGAAGGCACAGGGTTTCCCTCTTCGTCACATGAGTCTACCAGTTCATTTCCTGCCATTTGCGAATGGGCGTGATGCATTTTTGCCATTCTCATATCATGCTGGTGCTTCGCGTCTATCTCATACTTCATCTTGGCGATTTCTATTTCTAGTTTGTCGGCTTCGCTCAGCTCCGCATCAGTCACGTTCGGATTGTTAGCGTTCTGTTCCTTCATTGCTGCCAAGCGATGCGTTTCAGCTTCGTATTCCTTCACTTGAACCTCTCGCTCTTTCAGCACAAGCTCCGCCTGTTTGTTATCAAGCTGTGCCTGTAGCTCTTGATGCGACTGTGCGGCCTGCTGTAAAGCTGCGTCCATTTGCTGCATCTGCTCCTGCATCTGCTGCATTTGCATCTGCACTTCCGGCGGCATTTCTGGTGCGCCTTCTTCTGGCTCCGGCGGTAAAATCTGCGCGGGAATTGTTTTCTTGATGCGCTCAGCTATTTCCTCAGCATTCGGCCAGTCTTGCGCCTTGACAAACAAATCACCGAACACCCCAAACATAGCAGGGTTTTGCTGAAGTATCTGCCCCATCTGTTCTACAGATTCCATACGGCGACTGCCAAAGCTAGCTCCGGCTGTTACCGTTACGTCATAAGTGCCCGCCGTTAAATCGTAAAACTTCTCAACAGTGCGCCCGTATTCGTCTTTCTCTTTCGTTTTTGCATTAACCGTCACAACGCGCTCGTTGTCGTTCTGATCGCGCAAACGCAGCAACCGCTTGCTGTCGTAGATGTTAGGAATTAGACCGACTAAAAGCTTGCCGAGCACCTTAATTGCTCGTGTCTGGTTATCGCTGAAGTGGTAAGTGGCGTTGTCTCCCTCTGCCTGCCTTGCCATGATAGCGCGGCCTGACTGCTCGTTGCTGCGCTTTCCAAGGTTTGACTCATGGATTCCGGTTATATCCATCAAGTCCATTGACGCATTGATAGCGCCCTGAAGCACACCAGCAGGAGGCGGAGCAAACGCGACTCGCTGCGGCATTGGCGCTGCACGCCCTTCTAGGTCTGTCTGCTTGTAAGTCAGGACAGAGATGTTATCAATGTTAGCGTTGCCCCATTCGTCCTCGTATCCTTCAATCTGGCCTTCCGCTGCCATGTATGGAGCTTTTGGAGCCAACGCAAGTAACTCGGCCTCAGTACTGCGGAAGTAGTTAAGCATGCGCTGCGCATCTTTGGCGAACCGTATCAGCGACAACAGCGTGCGTTTTCCATCAATCATGACCTGATCGCCAAACACTGGCACGACCGGAATCATATCGCCAGCCCACTCTCCGCGCTCCAGCACAGACTCGCCGCCAATCTTCGCCCAATACACGCATGGCATCTCTGCTTCGCGCGTGTCGATGTAATCGGGTTTTCCTGCGTTAATCCATGCCTCGTCTTCCATGATTGTGCCGTCTTTCAGCAAATACAGCGTTTCCTTGCACTTCTCAATCCAGAAATACTCGGCAATGCGTACTTTGTCTTTATCGTGCCACCCTTCAGCTTCAGACGCTTCCGACCAGTTTGACGTATCAATCTTGGGATATTCGCGCTTGAATTCTTCCTTTAGCATCTCATCAGTGATAAAGCACCACTGCCAGTCTGATCCGTCCAAACCAACCGCGTCACAGTCATACACAACAGCCAGTGAATTTACCACCGGCTTGATGTAAATATCTTGGTCAAATGTGCCTGGAATGTAATCAGTGACAACTCGGAAGAAGCCAAACCCGCCAGCCACCGCGTAATATGCCGCGTTATCGTACGCAATATCAGCCTGCGAGTTGCTCTCAATGTGCCGGATTATGTCGCTGTAAATATCCGCCACCTCAACGTCTGCGCCATCGTCAACCGGACGAACTTTAACAGACGGACGCTTTTGGCGTATCTCATTGGTTACTGAGTTGATAAATGCAGGCAGCCTGTTTACTTCAATGCAAGGCTGGTTCTGGCTTTCCCTGCGCGTTTTGAGTGCTGAAGGCCACTGATCGCCATGCGCAAACTCAACGTCTGCCTTAAAGTTTGATCTGTTCTGTGACTGCGCATCCAGACCGCGCTTGTAGCGCTCCTTTGCAATCTTGACTAGCTCAACATCGCTCAGCTTGCCATAATCGTCCGATTCTTTTTCTGTTGTTTCGTCTATTTCGGACATAGCACAGCTCAAGTAAGTGGGTTTCTCGCGCAAGACTAGCGGTTTATATCAATATGCAGGTAGTGTCACGAGCCGAACAACTTAGGCGCTGGCGCTCGTATTGTTCGCTCAATCTTGACCGGCCTGCGTGATAATCGAAGCCCTTCGCATGCATACCGTAGCGCGTCAATGATGTGATTATCCTTGTCCTCAAGATAAGGCAACACTTCGCCAGTCTTTGAGTCTACCTTGTAACTGTACGCAGCAAGCTCTTTTGCTGTGTTCACGCACCGAGGATGCACGACAATATCAAACGACCGCAGAAACTCGATGCCTTCCTCGATTGATCTGGCACCCTTCACAGCCGAAACAATCTTAGGGTATCCATGACGCTGCATGTAGCTGATTGTCTCTGGCCTTGCGCTATCTGCCGTAATAATCCAACGCCTTGCATCTGGCACGGAATCAAACAGCGTAGGCAATTGGTCTATCTCACAGCCGACCATGTATGCCTCGTAATCAATGTAAAGCTTGCGGCCTTCCTCTCTGGCACGAACCAATACAGACGGATCAATAGAAAATCCCCAATCTGCACCAAACCTGAACACAGCGCCGTCTGGCACATCAAACTCGGCAATAGTCCAGTTATTAAACACTCTGGCCGCTGACCGCGTGTTGTATTGACCAAGCCAAACATGCGCGTATTTGTCAATGTCGCGCGATCTGTCATACTCCATTTCCTCCCGCAGCACATCAGGAAGAAACGGATTGTCACTAAAGTTTGCCTCAACGACAATCGAATCAGGGGGTGGATTTTCGCATCTCAGAAATGCGTCAATTGGGTCTGTCGCTTCGTCAGGATTCCAACTAAACCATATCTGGCTTTTGGGCTTGCGAATCGTCGGCCTCAACAGGTCAAGACTGCGCTGGCTTAGGCTCTGTGCTTCTTCTACCCATGCAACGTCGAAACCTTCCAGTGACTTGATAGAGTCAGCAGTGTGGTTCTGCATGCCCTGAAATATAATCAGGCTGCCGTTCTCCCTGTGCGTTATCTGAGTCTTTTGCACCTCGAACAGATGCCCAACGCCTAACGCTTCAATTTTTTGCTCTAGCAGTCGCTTAACAGACTGCGCAAGGCTGATCTGCGTCTCCCTGATACAGACAATATCCGTTCTGTCCAGCAAGCACCGCTCAATGCACAGCTCAGCAAAAAAATGACTCTTCCCGCTTCCACGTCCTCCGTGCGCGCCAAGGTACCTAGCAGGCTGAAGCAGTGGCAGGAATACCCTTGGCGTCTCAATCCGCAGAGTGGACAAGCTTAACCGGCTCCGCTTGATCTACAATGTGGCGCTCAATTCTGGTTATCTCGATTCCGTCTGGTGTACTTACTTCTACGCCCTGAACTGACTTCCCGTCAATCCTGTCGCCAATCTCTTTGATTGCCGCTATGTTGCCTGTAAGCGCCTCGGTTATTAGCGCATCAGCTACCTTTTCCATAGCCTGAAGCGCCTCAAGACGCCTTGCAATGACGGATTGCCACCTTTTTCCTTTCGCTCTGTTGCCGTGGTTTTCCATATTGACCTACTTTTAGCATCTCATTGATTAGCAAAGACTAAATTAACAAACTTTGATATAGGTTAATGCGTTTGATTCTCGTTTGATTCTTCTGTCTTGCGCTGTCTGGCTCTACGCATATAAGCTAGATGTAGCTTTGCGTGACAGTGTACACAGGCCATTGTGGATAACATCCTGAGCGTATTGCCGCACTTGCATGGGACGCCGTGGTAGTGATGAATGCCAGCCAGTGCAGCCTCTATCCTTGCCCTGCGTGATGCGTCTTTTGCGGTGTCGCTGGCTCTCTGGCTGATCGCTGCCTGAATCTGCTTTGTGCGAATGCTAACCGTTACGATCACTTTGCACCCCAGCAGCAAACCCTTTGAAAGCATAGTCGGTAACAATGGACGCGTAGCCACCTATTGGTGTCTTTCGCATATCCAGATCGTCCTTAAATACATTCTCAAACGCTGGCCGTAAATCTGCGTTTGCCATTACTTTCTGTGCCCACGATTTAAGCCGTGAAGTATTACGAGTGCTTATAGCCGCATAGAACACGTGCTGTGGTATATATCCTGCCGCTAATAAATCAGCCAGGTCGTCATTGCTGCATGCGCTTAACTCTGCGTCAAGATCGTTAAGCAATGACTGCAGTCTAGCTGGGTTTATCTTGAAAGCGGCCTTAACAACGCCCATAGGTACAATCCATGATTGTTTGTAGGATTATAGCAACAAGTGACACTACAGACAATGCTTTCCTTTGGCCTGTGCAATTAATGCACCATCTCGCCATTATCAGCATCGTAGGGCGGGCTGGTGGTTAATCTTTTAGCTTCGCCGCGTACTTCTTGATCTTTTCGTGATGCTCTGCTTTTGCAAAAATTCCGCGCACTTCGGTATTGTCTTTTGCAGCCTGCCGCGCCCTGTATGCAGCCTGCCTTTCTGCCGTGGATTTTTGGGCTTGCGCCTGCTTTTCTTCAATAATCACTCTTCTACGACCTCGTAGATGGTTTTTGTAGTTCCAAATTCTTCAAACTCTTCGTTTTTAAGTTCGTGCATTCTTTCGCACGCTTCTTCAAAGCTCATAAAACCGTTGGATATAGTGTTGCCGTTTTTTGTGATTTTATATGACATGTCTTATTCCTCGTCCCATTCTGCTTGAGCTGCTGCAAGCGCGGCAGAAACAGAATCTTCAAACTTTTGTATCTGTGCGTTCATAGCTGCTTTCTTTTCTTCAGTTGCTTGAAAGCGACTAACTGTTTTTGCTCCGCTTTTCATTGCAATGAAATCTATCTCGTTCTGTGCTGAATCGTACATGTCTCTGAATCTCCGTTATGGATTCGCGTTATTGCTCAGTCCATGTGTACATAATAGCACACGTTACGCGTAACGCAACAGGCCGGACAAATTATTTTCACTCAGCCGACGAACGGCAGTGTTCGGATATACAGTGCTTTTGCTCCCTGGTTTTGTAGTGGTTATATATAGACTTCAGATCATCAATCGTCCATTTTTTTATAGACTTATCATTTTCAAGCCTCTCTACCTCTGGCAATCCGATTCTGCGCACAAGCTCTGGCCGATAGTTTGCCAGATTGGCGGACAGCGAGGTATTGCACCGCTCACACTGGCCGTGGCAGTTTGCTTCATCAAACCTTAATGCTGTATTGATACCGGCAGGCTTAAAATGTCCAGCATTGCGCTTGCCCTGCCCGTCTGGAACCCCACAAGATACGCAAGGCAGACCACGATCACGAGCGCGTATGTATGCATTGAAGGCGGTCTGTGCTTTGTATTTCCAGTGTGCTGGATCATTGTCTAATAGTTCCCGCTTGCGCTTAATGGTTTCCTTATCCCATTCTTTTTTGCTTGTCATATCCACAAACTTTAACGCGCATTGCCATCCGCAAGTTCTCTGCATAGTGCGCTGCGGTATAAACGCATTATCACATACAGGACACTTTTTCGGCTTGCCAGAAAGCGGCTTCACGGCACCCATACCTCACAGTCGCACACATAACGACCCCTTGTATGCGATTCGCTGCGGTTAAATCCGTGTGGGGCATCTGGGTCTGTGCTACATGCTGGCTCTGCCGTCATCTGTGTTAATTCGCCCGGTACCAACTCTGCCCGCCTGTTGCGTATCACGCACAGCCCGCTCTCAAATGCAGTGGATGGATGATAGCAGCTTGCGCCGTGGTAAGCGGTGCACTGGTCGCACAGGTGCATGTATCCGTACGCGCTTAGTTTCATGGCGCTGACTTCCTGCGTAGAATCTCTGCAACAATCGTCTTTTTTGACCAAGTATAGCGCTTTTTTCCTTTCATGTTCTTTCCATCTTTATCGTGATTTGGAAAGCTTCCTTGTTTTACAAGATCCGTTATATTGCAGGTAAGCCCAAAAATATGCTTGATTTCTTTTGATCCTATCTGCGCATCATCTGCAACAAGCGCAAAATAGGCAGGAATCTCTGGCTGCTTTAATTTGCTCATGCCGCATGCCTCAGTGTCTCATATTCGCCCCAAAACGGAAGCAAGCAATTAATATCTGCACAAAATATCTCTACCTGCTTCATAAATGTTGTCATTTCGCCTTTTTCATAATCGCGCATTGACTTTAATTTTTGCACTTCTTCGCATGTAATAGGATCAATAAACCGTTTTCTAACTCCAAATCGTTTTTTAAGGTAGTCTTTAATGTCGTCTTGCGTGTATATTCCGGCTCTTTCTGGCAGATTATTTAAATGCACAGCGATTACACTAAACCACTTGTGGCATAAGTTGTTTTGCCCCATGCTTTTCTTGATGCCATCGTGCCACTCAATACTAAGCTGCTTTTTCCAGTCCCAATTCTTACGCAGATGGTCAAAGCACATTGTAAGCTGGTGCTCATCTCTGCAAACCCATCCCTGCCCGCTCACGTTAAAGCAAATCCAGGCACATAACCCGCGCGGTATTTCTTTGCCTGCCGGTTTCTATCGGCTTTCTCGGCTTGGTCTTGTGTTATGCCAGAAAAGCCAATGAGCGTCTCCTTCTTGCGCCGGTCTAGCTCAATGCCGCATGCAACGTGATATGACTGCTTTGGAGTCTTGCCGCATACCGGACAGGGCTTTCCGCTTTTCCAGTCTAGTTTGTACGTCTTCATAACGCACCAGCAATAGCAAGGCACACAGACAGCACAATAGCAGTCAATGCAAGCAACAAAGCAATAGCAGAAAATGGTATTTCATCATCTTCTCGACCGCACCGATCACAGATGCCACCTTCTACCATCGGCCGGCTACATCCTTCGCACGGCTTCATACACGGCTCCAGAATAACGATGCAATAGCAGCAATTATAGCAATTTTCATCACTAGCATGCAAAAGACCACAAAGACCTCTTCCCGCTCTATCTGTTTCTGTTCAAGTGTTTTCATGGCGTTCTCCTGTATGCCGTCCATGATATTTACGCCGTTTGCTCTGGTAAATAGGTAATTACCGCAGTCCATGCTTTTGCTAAATAGTGCGCCATCAAATCATTTGGCCTTGCATCGTCTGGCTCTCTAAACATCTTTGGCTGCGGCTCCTTGCGTATCCTTACCCGATATATACCAGACGCTCTCTGCTCTTTACGCTTTTCGTCTTGGCGCTTTGCACAGGCTTTAGAGCATGCAACACACGCGCCGGTCAGTTTGCCCATCTTTGGTAAATAGCGATCAGTGCAGCCGCACTTACGGCATGGTGTCCCCTGTCTGATAACGGCACGGCTCATATCCAGTATTCCTTCACATGGGTTTTCTCTCCAAACCTATTGACCACCTTAATGGTCTGACGCTGTATCTTGTTACCTTCCGACTCAAGCTTTTTAATCCTTGCAGACAGCTCAAAGATGCCAAGCTCAGTCAGTGCCGAAAGCCGCGTGATTTTACGGCCAGCCAAAAATGCAGACAGTAACCGGCTTTCTTGGCTCATAATATCTCACCCTTTTCTGTGATTGATCCGCCGCCGTGCAGCGCATAAACAAGCTCGCCGCTTTCCGTGACAACCTGCTCAATGCGTGAACGCCTGTAGTCCATCTTGGCAGGACACTCCAGATCAATACCGCCCACTGTGTGCTTCATGTGCCGGTGAAAGCGCATGCCATCGAAGTAGCCCTGCGATGTATCGTACTTGTGCGTACCGTTTCCAACTCTCATACTGCCTCTCCATTGTAAAGTAAAGCGATAAAAACCTGCTCGGCTATGGCGTCTGCCGCCTCATCCGGTATCGGATAACCGGCCAAATAAGCGGCCAACGAAGCGGCCAAATACGGCAAATCTGCCTGCTGTAGCGCCTTGACCCATACCGCATCAAGTCTGTCTAGTATTCTGTAAGCGAGCATTATTCTCTCCATTGTGTCTAACCATTATCGACAAACTGACTGCGGGTTATATAGGTAATTACCGATAATGTGTTCGCTATTTCCAGAAAATGCGGCGCTGTTCGCTGAAGTCGGTGTTATAAGTCACGATCCGCACCAGCCAGAATCGCAAAATATATCTGCTTGTCCCGCTATAAAATTGCTAGTCTGCGCCCATTGCCAGACCTCTCTAATACCGCTTGCGCCTTTCTTGCTTGCCGGTCGAAACATGGTCTTTTTCTTTCCGCTTCTTTCGCCTACTCCAAGCCCAATTTCAACCGTTTCTATGTAGTCAATCCGTTTTGTATCCAGCATTGCAACATCGGCCTTTCTTGCATTAACGCATGGGTAGCACTCCATCGACCTATGCGGCAAAACATCAAATCCAGCGCGAATAATTAACTCGTCTCTCTCTCTCTCTGTATAACGCACAAGCGGGCTATGCAGTGACCTTCCGCCGTGGTTTGCGCTTTCCTCTACCCATTCCGGCCATTGTGCGCGTCTTGCTGATTCCTCGCGCCTAACGCCTACCAAACAAGTAGCTTCACAATCTGGGTCAATCTTTTCTAGCCACTCGATTGCCGGTTTAATTTTTAGCTCATAGCTGCAAAACGCCATGCCGTTGCGCGGCCAGCCTTTCTTTCGAGTAACTAAATTAACCATGCCTTCACTTTGTATTTCGTGATAAGTGCCTCCATTTTTTTCTACCAGTGCGCGAAACCTATCAAGACGTTCTGCCCAAAAATCAGCCGCCCATCCTGTGTCACTATATGCAACGTGCAAATCAGACAATCCTTTTTCAACCGCCCATTGCACAAGTGCCACACTATCATTTCCACCGCTGCCAAAAATTATATTCATGATTTCTACCCAATTTCGTGACTTATAACGACGTGGTCAAGCGGACGTTCCGCCGCTTACCACAGGGTTATACGGCAATTCTCGCGCTGCAATCACTGTTGTCACATGGCCCAGAAGAATAATCTCCGCATTCGCTTCTATCGCAGATACCACCATTAACATCAAATGCAACTTTCTTTCCGTTTTCGTATTCTAAATATGCCCAATCGTCAATACCTAGATTACACTTCCCGTATCTGGCAATTTCTCTTTCAGCCAATGTGGAGTATCTGGCAATATCTCCAAGCGGCAGATTGTCCTTTTCAATTTTAGCCATCGGGCCAAGAGTTACCTTAAGATAGTGGGCGGCCCATCCTGAAAGCCCGCATCCACCTATATTTTTCCATTCTTTCCATGTCATTGTTTTAGCGTTTGCAGTAAGCCTATAAACGTCTGTCATAATAAATCCTCTGTAGTTAGTTGCCGTATAACAACTCATTCAACCGGACGTTTTAAACGCCGGTTAATTCGGCGGTTATACGTCCATGAAAGTGCGGCGCGGGAGGATGTCGTTTGAAGGCAGAATACCGCATGGGTTTTCTGTGTAACCTTCAAACCACGGCCCATTGTTCGGCATAGAGAGGCGAACGAACTGGCGCTTTGTCTGCTCTGTCACCGGCATTGATTCGTGTACGCACGCACCGTCCACCCAGTAGATGTGCCCAGCTTCAAATACTTCGCCGTCGTTAGGCATTGTAAGGTGGTCGCACTCGCCCTCGTCGCGTGGCTGTCCGTCAATCCAGCCTAAATATACCTTGCAGTGCGCGGTGCTTGAGATCGTCAGCATCCCATTGCCAACACTGCCCCAGCCACCACCACCGCCCCACGCGCCGCAACGTCCGTGGTAATAGCCATCGACATGTAACCCGCCACGGCGCAAGGTTTCACCCGGAACAAGCTCGCGCTCGTCTATCGTCAGGTATCCAATCTGCCCGGTGAACCGTCGCTCCATCACGCCGTACAGCTCGTGCAATAAGCCGAGGTAATGCTCTGGCACGCCGTAACCAAAACCAAGTTTCACCGGCATCATCATTATTCGAGTACCGCTGAATGCAGGAAATTGCAGCGGTGAGTGATTCCAAATCTTTCTGTAGTTTGAAGCAAACATACTATTACCCTCTGTCAAAAATCCTGTGCACGTATAACTACGCGGTCAAGCGGACTAAAGCCGCTTACCGCAATGTTACGGATAGATTTCTTTGTTTTTCTGTAAGCCATGCTTGCAAGCTCCGTATATTCTTTAGTTATACGCACTAGCCTCCAACGGCATCGTTATATGCTTTGCTTGTCATGTAGTATTCGGGGTTATCGGTTGCTCCA